ATCTTGTCTGCTGAGATCCTTGCGGAAATCAACCGTGAAGTTGTACGTACTATCAACGTTAAAGCGAAGCTTGGCGCACAGCAAACAGACATTACTACTGGTGGTACTTTCGACCTTGATCAAGACGCTGATGGCCGTTGGTCTGTTGAGAAGTACAAAGGTCTGTTGGTTCAACTTCAGCGTGAAGCCAACGTTATTGCTAAAGAAACTCGTAGAGGTAAGGGTAACTTCGTTCTGGTTTCTTCAGACGTAGCTGCTGCTCTTGCCGCAACTGGTATGTTGGACTACACTCCAGCACTTTCTGGTAACGCTGGTCTCTCAGTTGACGATACTGGTACTACTTTTGCTGGTACTATCTCTGGTGGTATTAAGGTTTACATCGATCCTTATGCAACTGTTAACTACATCAACGTTGGCTACAAAGGTGCTTCTGCATATGATGCTGGTATCTTCTACTGCCCATACGTTCCATTAACAATGGTTCGTGCAGTTGGTGAGAATACTTTCCAGCCTAAGATCGGCTTCAAGACTCGTTACGGTATGATTGCTAACCCATTCGTGGGTGCAAGCGCTGGTAACGATACTGGTACAAATAGAGCTAACCAGTACTACAGAATCTTTAAGGTTGACAACATCCTTTAATCTGTAGGTTACAAAAAATAAGAGGGGCTCTTCGGGGCCCCTTTTTTATTGTATAAATAAAGGTATAACTAAACTAATTTTGGTGACAAATTATGCCATATCAAAAGTCGGTCAATTTTAATGTCGAAGCTACAAGTACTCTTGACGATACTATGTCGTATGCAAATGGTATCTCGTTTAGACTTGCAATCGATAAACTTAAATTTCCAAACGTTGAATATACAATTCAAACAATTGCTCTGCCTGATATGTCAATGCAGGGCGCACCCTTTAATACACCTAAAAGAAATATTTTAGAAACACCCGATAAGGTAGACTATGGTACCTTTGAACTCACATTCCTCGTAGATGAGTATCTAAAAAACTACGAAGAAATTCATGATTGGATGATAGGTCTAGTCAATGAAGAAGATAACCTTAGAGTGAATCGTAAAACAAGAGATATGACTTTACAGATTCTTACTTCTCATAATAACGTTGCTAGGGAAATTACCTTTGTTGATGCTTATCCAACAAACTTGAGTTCATTACCATTTGATACTACTATTACTGAAGCTAACTACTTGGTTGCTAATGTGAGTTTTAATTATAGTTATTTCAAATTTGTTTAAAATGTGATATAATATATAATACTATATAGAATGTGAGATGATTATGTTGAATATTGATGATATATTAAAAATGTGGACTAAAGATGCTGAAATAAACGAAATGCATCTTGATGACGCTTCAAAAGATACCGCAAAACTTCATGCAAAATATCTAGAGTTGTTAATGACTACTAAACTGCAAAAGCAGCGTAGAGAGTCACAACTAAAAACTTTGCTTCGAGACAAGTGGTTATGGTATAATGGGAAAATGACTCAAGACCAAATGGATGAACGTGGTTGGACCTACGATCCATTCAATGGTATGTCTAAACCATTAAAAGGTGAAATGGATTATTATTATAATTCTGATCCAGATATTATGAAATTAAACGACCAAATTGAGTATATAAGTACTCTTATCGAAACTCTAGAAACAATAATGGAGAATGTTAAGTGGCGTCACCAAACGATCAAAAACATGATCGAATGGAGGAAGTTCACTAGCGGCGCATAATGGATCTAATTAAAGTACGCAAGAAAAACCATGCGTTCTTGGATATTGAATGTGAACCATCAGTTGCAAATGAATTGTGTGACTTTTTTACTTTCTTTGTTCCAGGCTATAAGTTTATGCCTTCCTACAAAAATAAAATGTGGGATGGTAAGATACGGTTATATGATACTCGTAAAAAAGAATTATATGGCGGCTTATTTAAATACGTACAAGAGTTTGCTAATGCTGAAGGTAGAGACTATAGAATTGAATTAGAGCATGATACGTATTATGGTCTACCTGGTGTAGAACATGATGTTGATATGTCTTTTATAAAAGATCTTACCTTAAGTGCACAGGGTAAACCTATTGAACCAAGAGATTACCAGTTACAAGCAATTGAATATGGACTAAAAGAAAAGTCTGCAATGCTTATATCTCCAACAGCTTCTGGTAAATCGCTGGTTATATACTCTCTACTTAGATATATACTAGAGGACACAGATAAGAAAATTCTTATTATTGTACCTACTACGTCTCTTGTTGAACAAATGTATAATGATTTTGCTGACTACAGCCAATATGACGATGGATTTGATGTTAAGTCAATGTGCCATAGAGTCTATTCAGGTAGACCTAAAATGTCAGAAGAAAGAGTAATGATTTCTACTTGGCAGTCAATATATAAACTACAAGGGTCGTTTTTTGAGCAATTCGGTGCGGTGTTTGGAGATGAGGCTCATAACTTTAAAGCTAAATCTCTTACTTCTATACTTTCTAAATGCCGAGAAGCCGAATATAGGTTTGGTACTACAGGAACACTTGATGGTACACAAACTCATAAACTAGTCTTAGAAGGTCTATTCGGACCAGCATTCTACGTAACTACCACTAAGAAATTAATGGATGAAGGTTCTCTAAGTGATTTAGACATCAGCGTCCTTTTAATGAAACATAACGAGGAGGTACGTCGTAAATTTGGAAAGAAAACATATCAAGAAGAAATAGATTATATTGTTACTTACGAAAAAAGAAATCAGTTTATAAGTAACTTAGCTTTAGATCAAGATGGTAATACCTTAGTTTTGTTTCAATACGTCGAAAAACATGGTAAACCTCTTTATAACTTAATTGCAGACAAGGCACATAAAAGACGTAAAATATTCTATGTGTCTGGTGAAACAGGAGTAGATACTCGTGAAGAAATTAGAAGAATTACAGAAACCCAAAAGAACGCAATCATTGTTGCGTCTCTTGGCACCTTTAGTACTGGCATCAATATTAGGAATCTCCACAACATCATATTCGCTAGCCCATCAAAGTCCCAAATTAGGATTCTCCAGTCAATCGGTCGTGGTCTTAGAAAATCCGAAGATGGCAGAAAAACAAAACTATATGACCTCGCAGATGATTTGCATTGGAAGTCCCGTAAAAATTTCACACTCAATCACGCCGCTGAAAGAATTAAGATCTATACCAAAGAAAAATTTAGATACAAAATCTATGAAATAGACATATAATAAATATAATTATGGCGGAACATAAAAAAACAGAATTTACTGATTTAGATATTAAGCATTTTAAGTTGGTATCAGGCGATGAAGTTGTAGGACTTATTGCAGGTGTTAAACAAAATCTTGGTGTACTATATCTAGAAAGACCAGTAAAAATTAATCTTACTGGAGCAGACTTGTATCTGTCAGATTATATGCCTACAGCTAAAAATAATATTGTGGCATTTTCAATGTCTCACGTAGTAGCTCAATCAGATGTCATTGATTCTATGAAGAAGACTTATATTGAATTCTGTTTAAATGCTCCAGAAGACAGACTAGAGTTTGAACAACTTGAGGAATACTACTCTGATGAATATGATGAAGAGCTAGAAGAATTAGAAACTACTCACGTCATTAAAAAGACATTGCATTAAAGTAGTATACCTCCCCTCTCCCCGAGGACTATTAATTATACCATACTTTTGTCAATCTGTAAACCCCTAAAATGTAAAAAAGTGTAAAAAAATGCAAAAATAATTGCATTTAAATGTTTACTTTTGATTAATTATGGTGTATAATAATCTATATAATTGCACTAGGAGTGTTATATGAGTGAAAAGCTAAAACCCAAACAGAAACCACATTACGTCAATAATAGGGAATTTTCCTATGCAGTTGTCGATTATGTACGGCTATGTGAAGAGGCTGATAGTAAAGAGAAAGAAAGACCCAAGGTTACCAACTATATTGCTGAGTGTTTCCTTAAGATCGCACAAGGTTTATCCCATAAAGCAAACTTCATTCGGTATACTTACCGTGAGGAAATGGTGATGGATGCAGTTGAAAACTGTCTGAAAGCAATCCATAATTATAATATTGAAGCTGCAACTCGTACGGGTAACCCAAATGCATTTGCTTACTTTACTCAAATTTGTTACTACGCTTTCTTACGTAGAATTGCCAAAGAAAAGAAACAGCAGGATGTTAAATTCAAATATATTGAAACTGCTGGATTAGAAGATTTTATCCACTATGATCCATCAATGTCTGGTGAAGCTCATGAAGTGGAACGTATGTTTGTTGATGAACTAAGAGATCGGATCGATAAAATAAGAGATCACGATACTAAAATTAAAGAGTTTGCAAAGGAAGAAAAGGTGAAAGAAAAGCAAAAGATTGAAAAAGGTCTTGAACTTTTCATGGGATAATAATATGAAAATAGCAATATTAAACGATACCCATTGTGGTATTCGTAACTCTTCTGATATCTTTATTGAATATCAGCGTAAATTTTATAATGAAGTATTTTTTCCATATCTAAATAAAAACAATATCAAACAAATCGTTCACCTTGGAGATTATTACGATCATCGCAAGTTTATTAACTTTAAAGCACTAAATGATAATCGTGATTGCTTCTTAGAACGTCTTCGTAAAGATGGTATTACTATGGATATTATTCCAGGTAACCACGATGTCTACTATAAGAATACCAATGAGCTTTGTTCTTTGAAAGAGCTAATGGGTCACTATATGAACGAGGTCAATATTATTATGGAACCTCGTGTTATGGATTACGATGGATGCAAGATTGCAGTAGTTCCTTGGATCAATAACGAAAATTACCATAGCTCAATTGAGTTCATCAAAAACTGCAAAGCAAGTATTCTGGGTGCTCACCTTGAACTTGTTGGTTTTGATATGATGAAAGGTGTAAAGAACACTCATGGTATGGAATCGAAAATCTTTGATAGGTTCGAACAAGTGTGGTCTGGCCACTTCCATACTAAATCAAATCAAGGGAATATCCATTACCTCGGTTCTCAAATGGAGTTCA